CTGTCGGCATTGGTTGTTGTGAATTTAGATGAAGTAATCTCCATTGTCACATCCGTAATAAGCCCATCTCCATAACCATCTAGCTTTACAGCCTCAATACCGCCGGCAAAATTGCCATTTAGAGATAAATTCAACATTCTCGGTTTTCCTGTAGCACCATATCTATTTTCCTTTGTATCAAGAATTTTTATCAAATCATTAACTGTTACAATTTTCATTTTCTCTACCTCTCAATTCTTTCAGTTTTGCTTCTGCTTCTGCCTTTGTAAGAAATAATGTTTTACCAATTTTGTGTATATCTGATAGTTTAAATACACAACTGTCGATTATGCATGGCGTTTCATTCGGAATACCTAAGATGTAATAAATATCCGTTCCCACCTTGCAAGGTAGTTTGACAAGTCTGCTTTGCTCATCTAACTGTTGATACTCTTTGAGTTTTTCTAGAGCTTGTATTGCTAATTCAATACTTGTAAGATGTTCACCCGTAGTTCCTTGCATATATAACAAACTACAATTATCACATCTTTTATTATTACAATCTACATCAGTACCTTTAACTAGTCTTTTCTGGCATTTAAGATATGCTCTTAACTTCTCTACAGCTTCGCTATTATCCATATATTACCTCCTCACATCAAAATTATCTGCTTCTGATACTTCTTCACCAATAATCAACTCAGCACATGGCAGGTTTTCAATCCATTTGCAAAACTCTCTCCATTCATCTAACTTATGGTTCTTTCTTGAAGGATAAATATTAGCTAATACTTCATAATTCATCATAACATTTCTTGTCTGATTATATGATGATGGAAGTAACTGTATCATCTGCCACCAAACATCTTTCTTAGTTGGCTTAGTAAACCCATTATTATCAGATGTATCGTAATTTATATATAAATCCCGGCATTCATTTAGATATTTAATGGTCTGTAATAGAATACTTAAAGAACGAGTTGTTATGTGTTCGTGACTAAAATCTTCCAGCGTAAACTCTTTTTCCTGAATCTTGTGCATTGTGCTACAACTATTAGCAACTGTACCGACTTTGTATGTATCAAACTCTTTCCACCAATATAAAGGTGCTGTGATTCCCACATATACTGGCATCATTCTCATAAATTTTCTATGGTCTGTACCTGCTTTAGCTAATCTTTTCATAAGGTCATAGTCATTATCACCCAAAATAAGACTTTTTGCATAACAAAAACCTTCGTCTTCATCTATTCCATATTTTATACCGCTATCACTTTTATTCCAGCTATTCATTGGGTTTCTCATACCTTCAATAACAAACTGCATTTCGTCAGGTGAAGGTAAAACTGTATGTTCTAATTTAATCATTATTATTCTCCTTTTCCGCTGCTAACCACACTAATGCTTTATCGTTTTCACATTCAATTCTGCTTATTTCAGCATCTAAATACTTTTCAGAAAGTGCGTTACTTATATCAAGCTTATAACTTATGGTAAGTCGCACATTATTACCCTCCATAATACAAACATCTGCATAAAGTATTGGAAATAAATCTCTTAATGTATTCATCATTTAAACCCCTTTTTAATTTCTTTTCTTTCTATGCTGTTTTTTATATATATTTTGCACATCCATAAAATCACGCCTAACATCTTCATATTCAGCAACAACTTCACGGGTATAAAAAAGATAATCGCAATTAGTACACAAATATCTCCTAACTCTTGAATTGTTTTTATCTATAAACACTGTTTGTTTAACACCAGCTTTTTTTGTACACCTTGGACATTTCATAACATATACTCCTTTAAGTTTAAAAATTGTTCTTGTGACATATCGTTTATATCTTTTGCCATATTAACATCCCATATATATTCTGATACTAACTTATTGCTTAACTGCTTTTTAAGTCTCACTCTTGCAGTTTGTCCAGCTTTATCCATATCTGTTGCTAATATAAACTTTCGATTAGGCATATGCCTTAATTGTTTAAACTGCAAATCATTTCCCAAACCATTTAATGCTACTGCATATTTACCATATACCCAGCAAGTAATTGCGTCTATCATACTTTCGCATATAATAACTTCATCTGGGTATGGTATTTGCATTGACAATTCATACAATCCATACACAGGTTTCTCTGCATTCCGTGGGTAATTAAAAAACTTTGATACAACACTACGCCTTGCTACAAATACACAATTTCCATATTCATCTCTTACAGGGAATGTTATACAGTTTGTATCTTTATCATATCCAATATCGAAAATTTCAACAACTTCTGGAGTCATTTTTCTTTTCCACATATAAGGATGATAATTACGATACTTGTCTAATTCTTCAGCACTTACGAAAGCTGTAGTATTGCAAGTAGAAATATTACTAATACAATTAGTATTGATATTGCTACGTCCATTAAATCCCTCCAATATATCTGGTCTATTTTCAATTTGAACTGTAAGGAAGTTACGAATTAACCATTTACTACCATACAATCCTAAATCATCATATCCAAAAACATTTGATACCATTTCAGCAAATGAACCAGTCCAACCACAAGCAAAACAATGGCAAGTACCGCTCTGCTCTTTTCCTTTTTGTTTAATTAATATTCCAAATGATGGCTTACGCTCTTGTCCTTCATTGTGGAATGGACAGTTAGTTTGAATATTATCTCCCGATACAATGATTTTAGCAAAACGATTTATACCTTTAAGTGCTAATTGTTTTCGCAACTCAATTAATATATCACGTTCATCTGCCGTGATATAATTGTTATTTACTTGTATCATTTAAGCACCTACTTTATTAATAACTATAATAGCATCAACCGGGTAAACATCGACATTTTCCGATATTGATGTAATACAACCACTATCTAAATCTACACATTCATAACAACCATCTGAAATACACGAAGTTGTTTTTATATAATACCAATCATTAAGCTTGAAACAACTACCTATGGGTATTTTACACAACTGTTTAGCACTTGCAACTTTGCTTTCTTCAATTTTCATAACATAACTCCTTTCATTTATTTATATAAATATTATAATATAATATTTTTAATTTGTCAAAGACTTTTTTAAAACACAACTTTTCCTTCGTGTTTAAATTCTTTCTTAATTTCTTCTTTTCTCTCTTCTTTTCGCTCTTCTGGTGCTTCGTCTTCATCACTTGGTATCCACTGAAATCTACCTTCATCAATATCCCAAATGTAGGTAAGTTTATCACCTGTTCGTCCATCACGATTTTTCTTAATATTTAGCGATAACGCTTCACCTTTTCTGCTTAAACTGATTACTTTAGTAGCATTATGTGATATGCCATCACTATCTCTAATATCTTCAAGTTCCGGTGTTTCTTTATCAACACCGCCTCTGTTAGACTGCACTACTACTAATACCGGTATCTTTAAATCTAAACTTAACTGCATTAAATCTTCTGATATATTCGTCAAAGAAGTTGTTTTATTATCACCTCGTTTATATCTTTCATCTGACATATATGTAATACCGTCTATTGCTAATATGTCGAGATTATTTGCCACAACAAAATTTCTTAACTTACTTACAGTAACTTTGTTATTAAAATCTTTTGGCGTTGATACCAAAAACTTATTATCTCTCTTTTGTAAATCTTCAAAATACTTATCATAGTCATCTAAATTTACTTTGTTACAATCACCCCTAAGTAAAGCAGTATTTGAATAATGTGCATGGACTGTATCAAATCTATATCCTATTTTATCAGCACTCATTTCCGGAGATATATAACCTACATTTTTACCAATAGACCAAGCGTGTTCCATTGATGTAACAAGTATCCAAGACTTACCAATACCAGTTCTTGCGACTATAACAACGAACTCTTCACCTTCTTGCCATCCACCTACAATATCATCAAGTTCCTCAAAACCTGTAGATATAAACCAGCTATCACGATTAGCCGACTTGCTACCGAATACATTATATCGGTTATCATCCTGTACAATATCAACAAATGGTGTTGTATAGTTAGGAGTTAAGTTAATCAATTCAGATTGTAAGTATCTACTAGCTTCATTAGCATCCGCTTTTAATAATTCAGCAGCGTGCTTAATGATAGGAACTGACTTTGAATACAAGTATTCTTCTCTAATTGTATCTACTAGATATCGGTCACTTTCATTTACTTCTATTAATTCAAAGTCTTGAAAATTTGACATAAATGTTTCTACATCTGGCACTTTACCATATGTATCAAAGTGATTTTTTATAAAAGCATATTCATCTGGATATTCTATAAAGTAGTCTTCAGTTAAATTATTATCAGTTAATAAAGACATACTTTTTGTTTCCAATACTCTATTTAAGCACTGAAGCTGTACCATATCTATTATCTCCTCCTTTTAGTTCAACTATATAGCCAGATAAAATACGACTTGATAATCTTTCCCCAACTTTTTCATTCAATGTATCTGGGTTTATATTACCTGTAAAAATATTTGACTTATCGTTTAATGTACGCTGGTCTATATAACTTAATAATATACTTGTTTCATAATCAGTAAGCTGTGACACTGCAATATCATCCCACACTACTATATCAACTGTTAATAAATCATCAAGTATATTCATTAATTCATAGTTAGCTTTAGTAATATTATTTTTGTGTGCAGTGATAAACGAAGGTACACTTATAAATAAACCACGTTTTATAAAACCATTACCTGCCCACATTTCATAAAAATACTGCATTAATAACTTTATCGCCCAAGTTGTTTTACCATTCCCGCAATTATCACTATGTAGATATAAATTACAACCCTTATCTACAAAGTCTTTAATGCTAGTTTGAATTGCAGCTAATGACATAAATGCTTGTATATCACAATCACTAGGTACTAATCTGTTAAACTTTTGTTTACTCTTTGGAATACCGCTATTGTCCAACATAAATTTCATTTCAGAATGCCTTAAACAAAATGACCTACATTCAGTATCGCACACTTCTGAAAAAATACAATCTTTATTTTTCATTCATTTCTCCTTTACCATTCATCTAAACTATTTAGTATTGTATCTTGAGCAACAAGTGATTCGTCGCACTGTTCCTCATAAGGGCACTCATAGCAATTCTGAATACAGACATCATCTAAATTTATATTATTTTTATCTATATTATTTTTCAAATTCATTTAATCCTCCTTCACTTATTTACAACACAACAAGTATTATCAATATTACAATATCTACCTTGCATTGATTTTAATGCACGATAAGCTGCTTCCCAAGTTTTAAACTTTCGAGCATCTTCCATATTACCTACTACTTTATAAAGTTCACCTTGTAAAATAAAAGACCCTTTACATACATATCTTGATGAATCTACTTGTATATAATACATATTATTCCTCCTTATACACAATTAATATTCCATTACTTGATGTTTTTCTATTAGCTATAGCTTCTAAAATATCTAAAATTTCATTACCGGATAACATTGATACTAAAGATTCGATACTTTTAGCTTGTTTTTCGGTTACTTCAAGCACTGTTGTATATTCAGCTTTCATAATTTAACTCCTTTTTAAAATACCATAAAATTTCCATTTTCATCTCGTGCTTTATCTTCATCCTTTGCAATCTTTTGTTTTGGTAATCTATATGTAACTTTTTTACCACTTGAATAGTTATTATTATGATTTGCAGGGAAGAATCCTATATACCCTTTTGATATTGATTGACTAATAATATCTTCTAACTTACCCTCTTTACTTGCAACTAAATCACTAAGTTGTTTTAGCATACCTTTAAACTGATTAGCATATACTACCTTATGTTCATTACGCATTTTCTCTAATAACAAATCTAAATAATCAATCAACAATTTTCTAATATTAGTATCTTCTGTATAATCATTAATTATAGCTAAACATTGCTGATACAAATTAAGTTTTTTAGGTTTTGATTTACCAAATTCTAAATTAACTTCAGAAGAATCTGTCTCAGATATATCGCTAGATATATCTGTATTATTTTTAGTTATTATTATTTGTTTATTATTATTTATGTCAAGCGGCTGAACCTCTGGTGCTTCAATCTCTATATCTCCAGTGGTGAAGAGGCTTAACAACTGGCTAGCGTTGAGTTTGTAATAGTTTTTTGCAGGTAATCCCTTTTTAGTTACAGTTAATATTTTAGCTTCAGATAACATTTTTATGGCTTTACGCTGTGCATAATCATTTAAACCCGTATTTTGTTCAATATTATCTCTGGTACTGTAAAATGAGCCATCTGAATCTAGCTGCCCTAAATTTTTATAGTAGTTATACTCTGCACATAATTCCCCAACTAATATAGCACAATCTGCATTAAACTTTTTTATTAAAGTTTTGTTACAAATTATATACCCATCACAACTTAATAATGATATTATATCAATCATATATAACCTCCAAATTGTAAAATAAAAACCTCCTTACTAAATGTGTCGGCATTCAATAAGGAGGTTTGACCTCAATTAATATTCAGTTACTACAATTAGTATCCGACAATACTAATTGAGGGTTGTGTTTTTTATAGTACATCAACATAATTATATTATCATATATAGTATAAAATGTCAAAGGTTATTTTTTATTTACATATGATTTTATTTCAGCAATCTGATTGTCAACTTCATTATTAACAAGGTCCCATAATGCTTGTCTTTCTTCTGCAATTTCATCATCAGTTAATGTTTTTGAAATTTCTGGGTCACATTGTTTTTCTTCACATGCCTCAAATGTGAAAAAAGAATCTCCAATCTTAATACTTGCTCTTGAAGTTAATCGAATACTTGTAGTATTAAACTTACTCATTATATCACTCTCCATTCATATCTTGACCAGCTCTGCGTTTTTATTAGTTCAATAATAATTTATACCACTATAATATAAATTACTTGCTCTTGACTTTTGAAATAGTCAATCGAGCAGTCTCTTTGGTTACTTTACAATCAGCTAATGATGCTGCGTTTATCTTTCCATTATAAATAAAGTCTTCTAATACTTCCATATTTACAACTGGCACGTAATCAATTAATCCTGCTTCGTGTGCAGATTTTCCATCAAACATAAATTCTTTAAGTTTTTTAACTAGCTTATCATCATCAAAACTTTCTGATTTTGATACTGAATATTTAGCTTTATAGCCACCTGCTTCATATTCAGTTAGTCCTGTTGAACTCATAATACTTTTAATTTCTTTGTTATCAGCATCAGCTGAAGTTTTGAGAACTTTAAGTTCTGCATTTGTTTTGCCATATCTGGCAACTAATTCATTTAAACTTGACATATTAAATGCCCTCCTTGTGTTTTTATTATATAAATATTATAATATAATATTTTTAATTTGTCAAAGACTTTTTATTTGGATTATAGTTTGGGTTAGTATATTTTCCGTACTTACCATGTCTACCTGTTATCACAAGTTTTTTATGCTCTGATAAGAGCTTAATTTGCTCTCTATTCCATAATCGAGGTCTGCCCGGTGAGGTTGTATCAAACCTTGGCTGTGGTAAATATGGTTTATTAACAATACCTTCTGACAATTCTTTTGATTCCCATCTGTACCAATTATTTAAAGTGTATACAGATATCTTTAATTTTTTAGCTACTTCATTACAATTATACTCTTGTAAAATTTTTGTGTTTTTCATATAAAATATTCACTCCTTAAATGATAATTCAGAGCTTGACAAGAGGCTCAAGCCTCTTACCCAAGCAAATAGTTAAGTATTTCAGTTTTATTACCGATTACTTTACCATCTATAATGGCATCACTCATAACTCCCTTTTTATATATTATATCGTGTATTCTTTCATCAATGGTATCCTTACACATAATACTATAAATTGTTACATTTGACTTGGCACCTATTCGGTGTGCTCTATCAACTGCTTGGTCGAATAATGCTCTATTCCAAGGTTCATCAAGAAATATAACTACTGAACCTGCTGTAAGAGTTAATCCAGTCCCCATAGCACCAATAGTACCAATAATGACTTTGCAAGATTTATCCTCCTGAAATTTTGATACCATAGATTGTCGGTCACTATCATTAGTTGCACCTGTAATAACTGCTGGATTATATTTGTTTAATCTTTCTTGTGCAATGTCAGTCATTTGTGTCCAGTTACTAAATATAATTACTTTCTGATTATTTGATATTGCTTCTTCAACTAAATCTTCCATTCTATCAAGTTTTGCAGATTCAAATATACAGTCTGATACAATACCTGTATATCCAGTGCATTGTCTTAACCTGATTAATGTGGATAGTGGGTTAGTTAAATCTAATGTTCCCATTGCTAGTTCATTTTTAATACCAGATTCTACTTCGTCATATAATTTAGATTGTTTTGTTGACATTTCAACAAGTTCATCTATATATACTTTATCAGGTAAATCAAGAACTTCTGATTTAAGCCTTCTAAGCATTATATCATTTATTTGTGCAGTAAGTTGTTCCATATTTTTATATCCAACAACTTCATATCCTCCATAACCGCCCATTACACAATAATGTTTTTTGAATGAATAAAAAGCGTGACTTTCATATCCTAACCATTTAAGTATAACATATAAATCAAGTGGGCTGTTCATTAATGGTGTACCGGTCATGCCAATACGACATTCTGGTATGCACTTTAAAAATCCCTTTGTTTGCTGAACACTTGGATTTTTCATTTTATGCATCTCATCTGCTGCACACATATTAATTATACCTAACTTACAAAGTTTATTAATCTGGTCTGCTATTTTTTCATCTCTAAAACTTTCAACATTTGTTACTAAAAAGTATGGTAAATCTTCTGAGTGCTGTTCAAGGTGTACTAAATCTTTAAGTTTATCAGCAGTACTGCCAATTCTTACAGTACCTTTTCGTGTTGTTTTTTGTCCTAATATCCAACTATCTTCGTTTGAGTGTGTGTGTATTTCATTAACCCAGTTCCACTTCAATGTATTAACACCACATACAATCAAACAATGTTTATATCCAAATTTTATTTTCCTGATTACTGCAATATCAATTACCTGTTTGGTCTTACCTAGCCCTTGCTCATCTGCTAGAAACCATTTGTCAAACTGTAATCCATATTGCACCCCAGACTTTTGATGTTCAAAGGGTACAGTCTTAAATTGAAAGTTTTCTGGTAAGTCTATACTAACTTTTTTAGGTTCAAGTAAATCTAATGAACCTGTTAGTTTTATTTTAAACTCTGATAGTTTAGATATTACTGTTAATGTTTTATCAACAGGTATTTCCCAAGTTGTAGTATTTTTATCATAAAATTTAAGAGGTAGCTCCCTTAATACATTAACAATCTTACTATCATAATCAAAATTAACAAAGGCGCTATGTGTATCAGTAATACTTTTAATGCTGTTTGTTATATTAATATTAATCATAATACTCTCCTTTCATTTATTACATAAATATTATACTATAATATTATTTATATGTCAAGTATTTTCTTGCATAAAAAATACACAGCCACTATAAATGGCTGTGTATTTTATAAAATGTTTGACATTTCTGGTACTAACTGTTTAAAAAGTTCTCGTTCGTCATTTGTATTGCAGGTATGATATAACTCTGAAAGTATTTGCTTCATATTAATTAATAAAGGTTTGAGTGTATCAACATTTTTATTATTATAATAAGTAACAAATAATTTCATTAAGTAACCTATGCTTTCATCAATATTACTTTCTGGAACTAAATCTTCATCAATACCTGTATACATCTTTGAAGTTGCACACAATATTAAGAATGCTTCAACATCAAAACCTTTCTTTAATTGATTTTCTGCTAATTGTTTAGCTATCGGTATACTTTCTTCAAATGTCATATAATCACTCCTACATAGAAAGCATCTGCTTTATCCAAGCTGTTTTTTCAACAAAGGATTCGTGAGATTTATCCCACTTTTCTCTCATTTTTTGAGTAGGTTTAAATACTTTGTCAAGTTCTTCAATTTCCATTATAGCTTTTTCGTGTAAATAATTAGCGTGTTTTAATTCATCATTAGCCATTTCTTTATACCGATTAGCCCACTGTGAATTTCCTTTGGCTTTACACTCTACGTAATTTTCTGCGTATTCTTTTGCACCACAAAGTTCTTCTTCAATATGTTCAGCTAACTTTTTGATTTTCGTCATTATAATCCACTCCTAACTTTTCCATTATTATATTAAGTTTACGGTCTTGCTCTGATAGATGCTCATGTATCTCATTAACTGCTGCAGACAGTAAATCTCCAGCAGTATTTTGAGATAAATTTTCATTAAGGTTCTTAATTCCTATAATGAATGATAAAATGTTTAGCACATCCATTATGGTAAATTGTGCATTTTCATCCATCATACTTTTTCTACAACAAATGCAAGGTTTTGAGCAGTTACTACCTGTCCACCAATTACGATTGTAAGATTAGCTGTATCACAATCACAATTAAGTCTTACAAGAGCTGATATAGGAAGTGTTACAATGTCACCTGCCGCTGCTGCTGTTGCAAGTGCAGTAGCTCCCTGTACAGGTGCTCCGTCTTTAAATAATGTAGCTGTTACATTTCCTACAGCACTTGCGGCTACAGATATACTTGCGTCTACATCATAATAACCAGCTCCGCCTTGACAGTTACCGATTGATACACCATTACCACCAAGCTGACAATATTTACCATAGCGTCTTATTACTGTGGATGGTACATAAGTACCACCTATACCAATAGATGTTCCTGTTGTTGTATTTACAACATAAATTCCTGATTTACAACTCATAATATTACTCCTTTCATTAAAAAAGGGAATACCGGCAAGGTATTCCCATAAATTAAACCTTGTCTGATTGACTAAATATTCATTCCATTGTTGCAGCAAGTGTTGTTATAGAATGGTCCATAACCTGCTGAATACGTTGAAGAGTTAGGATATCTAACTACACCGCACATAGCTGATTGAAGCTGTAACTGATTAACCTGAGACTGAAGGCTCTCGATTTTATTTTGCTGAATAGCATCAAGAACTTTCTGTGTCTGAGCTGTTGTGTTTGCATTAATAGCAGCAGTATTAATTGCACCATTGTAATTAACGCCATCAATAGCTCTCTGAGTTGTGCAGCAGCATTCAGCTAACTGTTGCTGAGTATTGTTGAAGTTCCTAAGTGTTTCATAACCAAGGTTGCAAATACCATTTTGTAAGCCCATATAATCGTGTTGTAAGCTATCGCTTAATCTTCCAACTGAATTTTCAAGGTTGTTGAAGTTCATAGCATTGCAAAGACCTGCTTCTGTAACCGGTTCTCCATTCATTATAGGACCTCTGTTACCTGCACCGAAGAGACCTCCTCCTCCAATAAGTAAAAGAATAAGTAAAGCGAAAATCCACATTCCGCCTCCACCTGCACCACCGAACATTCCATCATTTTTATCTGTGACTGCGGCAATGTCTGCTAAAGATACTCCTGTGTCCATAACTGTATCTCCTTTCTAAAAAAATTATTTATGAAAAGCTATAAGCTATTTCATCATACCTAAAATGTAGTTAGGGTCAATTCCCATTTGTGAACATTTCTGATAAAATACATCTTTTGCATTTTTACCATTACACATATTCATAACTTCTTTGACTTGAGGATTATTTTGTGCCATATTCATTATAGCTTGTTCTGGGTTGGATGCCATTTTAAATACGTTTTTAAGTTGTGCTACCTGACTTAATAGATTGTTCTGACCTTGCGGTATCGAGGTCTGCGGTTGATTGCTGAATAAACTGCTTGCCATTTAATAATTCCTCCTTTAACTTATTAAACTCGTTTCTGGTTACATATTCGTTGTTAGACACTTGTTGCTGAGCATTGTGTGTAACCTCATTAAATGAAAATGTTCTTATAGTTGGAAATCCAGCTCCGTCAGTAGTTTTGATATACATAATATCTTCATTGTTATCAAAGAGAGCCACTGTGCTGTTAGGTGTCATTTGATATGCTTTTGCACCATCTATTCCGGTAACTCTAGTTAGAGTTGTTGGTGTTTGTGGTGTCATATTCATGGCATAAGGATTTTGAAATGTCTGATATGGTTGTTGAGCATTCATCATGTTTGGATAATACATTGCTTTCCTCCTTAATATTATTAATTAATATATTGTTATATTTAAAAAGTGATATAGGGTCAAGTGCTGAGGGGTTTATCATCTTTTTGTTCCTCCCACAATTTTAGTATAGTTGTTGCAATTCGACATATATAAATGAGTGGTATATCTGACAATTCTCTTGAGTTTATTACTTTAATGATAATATCATTCATATATGCACCTCCAATCGTTTATACTTTAATTATAAACAAAAAAGGCACATCCACAATGTAGTGAATGTGCCCTAAAAGTGCATACTATTTAATTATAAAACTTTGATTATCTTTTTATTAACTCTTTGACTTAATTTCCTAACATAGTCAGCTGAAATATGAAGTTGTTCTGCAATGTATTCTAGCGTGTAACCGCTTGCTCTCATTTCAAACACATCAACTTCTAAATTTACAAAATTACAGTTATTTCTAAAATAATCAAGTTCGGGCTTGGTGAAATTAGAAATAGTCATTATCTACGACCTTTCCGACCTCCACCCCTTCTACGCTTTGTTGTAGTCGTGGTCTTTTTAATTGTCTGTCTCGCCATAATTTACATCTCCTTCACTATCAATATAAGTATTTGAACCACTATCCTCTGAATCTTGGTCTACTGTTGTAGTTGTTACAGAGGTTTCTTCAACGGGTAGTGTCCAAGCGTATAGCCATAATGCGTTAGTTACGAACAACATTATAAGTGTTATAATAAAAAGAATAAAATTTCTTTTACTTGCTCGTTTAATTTCATGCAATAATTCCGTAGCTAAATTAGATTCATTCATTTGTTTCCTCCGTTTTTATTATATGCCGTTGTACTTATACCTAAAAGAGTTCCGAGCATTACATCAAAAGCACTACCTATTGTAAGAACTGTTTCTGTATATGGTATATTACAAGTAGTTCCTACAACGCCATAGAATGTAAGTAAAGCTGGTAATGCTACAAGTGCAATCCATTTAAGTACATCATAAGTCTGGTTACTAATCTTCATGTTTTGTCACCTCCTCTAACTCTGATATGCGGTGATTGGCGGTTTTAAGTCGTTCATCAAGAAGGCCTATTGCTTTTTCAGCTGCAAACATTCTTTCTACAACACCATTATGCTTAGAAACGCTTGTTTCTAATGTTGTTATATCTTTTTTAACAAGTGCAATTTCCGTCTTTACTTCTTGTATAGTAACATCATGCTGTTTACGAGAGGTATATATCACACCAACCAACGCCAACCCGCCGGTGACTAATGAACCCAGTAAACTAATCCATATTTCCATATAATCACCTCGCATACGATTTTATTTTTGCAATTTCATACAAGCCTTTATATAATAGCTTGTCTTTACTATACAGTTTACATTTACCATCTATATATATTTCTCCTACAATATATAAAGTGTCGTCTCCAGGTAACTGTATTAAAGTACCTGGGACGACATCTCCTAAATTATTAGAAGTAGCCATTAAATAGGCTGAACCTCTGATTTATGTACCCAGGCATAATGTTCTCCATATATGTCAAGCAACACATTTTCGCCATCTTCGGAAAAAGCATTAATTGTATAGGTACGGTCTGTATAAGAAAGGGGAGTACCATTTACATCTTCTGAACCTGTAAATTTTACCTCTTGTCCTATTTCCAACTCATTTGATTCTGTAGGAGTAGAATCAGTGTTGTTAGAATAGTATTTAGCCTCTACTCTAGCTTGGTAGTCAGCGTAGTTATATCCGGCTTCTTCAAGTCTTTGTTTACGCTCCTCACCATTGCCATAATCGCCACGATAAATGGCGTCTACAACATTTTCATCAATTTCTGAATTTGGAGTTACTGAAGGGTCATTTAGAATCGTATTGTTAGCTTGATTGTAATTAAATACATAGTCATTAAATATACGTAATCCAAAATCGTTAATAATATCCAATGTTGTCTGGTAATAGTCCGGAGCTGTAGCATAGGCATATCCAATGTCATTTGTTAAGCCGTATAATTCTCCTTCTACTGTATTAGCTGATGTAGCATCATCATAGTTATCCCATTGCATTAAATCATAATATCCCTGAACTGCACCTGCTAAATCTGGATATTTTGCAAATGAATCTTTGATATTAACATATTCTCCATTAATATATTCACTGGTATTTAGTTCAATGTCTGAACCTTTAATCCCGAATAATGTAGGAGCATCAAGATTCCATCCACTTTCCTTTGCGGCTTGTGCTAGGACTGTTGCAGGTGTAATTAATTTATCACCTGCTTCACGTCTTTTGAGATATTCATTACATACAATGGGAGCAAGCGTGTTGATAAAGGTATTTACATGCTCATAGTTTGTATTTAAAATAGGAAAATCCATTTATGGTTTCCTCCTTTCTTATTAAATAAATTTTTTTACTTTTCTGTGACATCTGGTTTAGCTGATTCATTAGTGCTGTCTGACTTTTTATCGTCTGGCTTTTTATTAAGCTGTTCGACACGATTTTCAACTGCCCATTCTAAATCGTTTTGTTTCTCAACAAGGTCTAAAACATCTTTAAGGCAGTATTTTGAAATAGAAACAGGTAAACCACACTGATTTATAACTTCAATCAGTTTATTTTTTGTTTCTAAAATTGTCCTTGAAATTGACATTATTCAGACACCCTTTCTTTTAATTCTTTATTTAAAGCATCTTCAAAAGCCGCTACATCTGAATCACATTCGACTTGATTTGCTAAATATAAATCCGTGTCAAATATGACCTTATTTGATGAAGGACTTCCCGATTCTGGAATTGTAGCTGTCACATTGATTACAAGTTTATCATCAATGGTGATTGCCCCGGTTAATGTGACACCTTTTGTTAATTTAAGCATTTAATTACTCCTTTCATTTAATTTAACTTTACAATAACACATATTCATGTTATTGTAAAGTTTTAATTTTATTTTTCTAATGCTTTAAGCCTGTTATTAAGACTCTGCACTGTCGCTATTAAATCAGCTATAAGCTCGTCATATCTCAAGCCATACCGTGCTGTTAAAAGTTGCGTCTGTTCGCCTGTCTCGCTGTCAACTTCGGTTTCAATATAATTTTCGTTGTCAACTTTTTTATCAATAAACAATCCCCAATCGCTATCTCCCATTGAGTTTTTAACTTCCTGTGCAATTAATCCGTGGTGCAATCTGTTAGATGTTCCATTTTTAAAACGAAACTCTGATGGAATTAGACTGTAAATAAAACGTGCTGAATCTTCAATATCAAGAGCCTGAATATCTTTTTTTATATTTTTGTCGGAATCGCTTGCCATATTTCCATAGATTGTGCCGTCTACATGCCAATTATATCTGACTTTACCAGTACCATATAATGAAAGCTCACAGCTGTTTAAAGATTTGTTTTCGTAATTTTGTATAGAGACTGCGGAAGTGTTCGGGGCGCAGATCGACGAGCTTGTAGCTGCCGAGGTACGGCTTGAATCGCTCGATGTCCTGCTTTTCCCTGACGAGCGTGGACTTCGCCAGCTTGTCAGGCGCGATAGTTTGCAGCCAGATTTCTGTGTATTTTTCAAGTGTGATCGACCGGTCAATGTCCGGGTTCATCTTCTTGCAGCTCAGTTCA